GTTGATTTTGCCTCTGTTATATATAGAATAGGTAGGATGTATAATGAGGCTGCTGTTTTAGTTGAAGTTAACGATATTGGAGAACAAGTCTCTGATACTTTACTTATGGATTATGGTTATGAAAATATGCTTTACACTGAAAATGCAGGAAGGAACGGTAAAAGAATTTCTTCTGGGTTTGGTAAGGCTCAGGACACAGGCATAAGGACAACTAAATCAGTTAAGGCAACAGGATGTTCAATTTTAAAAGCTTTAATTGAGCAAAACCAATTGATACTTAACGATTATAATACAATACAGGAACTGTCAAGATTTTCGAGAAAAGGAAATTCATATGAGGCAGAATCCGGTGCGCACGATGATTTGGTTATGAACTTAGTAATATTCTCTTGGCTGACTGACCAGGGGTATTTTAAAGACATGACCGACATAAACACTCTTGTTAAATTAAGAGAAAAGACGGAGGAACAGATCGCCGAAGAAATGTTGCCATTTGGATTTATAGATGACGGAGCTCCAGAAGAAGAGACTATTGATGGGTGGGCAATATATTAAATTCTAAATTTTTATAAATACTATCAGTCATAATAGAAAACATAAACGCGTTTTAAATAAAGGAGAAAAAAATGGCTTTTTCCGTAAGTCCTTCTGTCATTGTTCGAGAAGTGGACGCATCGGCAACAGTTCCGGCCATCGCGACACCGCCAGCTGCTATGGCTGGTATTTTTCGTTGGGGTCCTGTTAACGAACCAGTCCTAATCACGTCCGAGACACAATTAGTTAATCGCTTTGGTCAGCCAACCGATAACAACTTTGAAACTTTCTTTACTGCTGCTGATTACCTTGCATATTCTAATGCTTTGTATGTTGTTCGTGCCGATGATGGCTCAGCAACTGCAAGCGGCGATGTTCTTGGTGCAAACAATGCTGTAGTAACAGCTGGTGCTTTTAAAGCAAAACATCAAGGTGCATTAGGTAACTCATTAAAGGTTTCTTACTGCAGTGCATCAGGCTATGAATCAGAATTGTTTGGCGTAGGAGATATTACACAGGCGTCAGTTTCAAATGTTGCGGTTGACCAGGCATTCACATTCAATGCGTCTTCAATTAATTTTGAGGTTGCTAACACTGAACAAATTACAAATTTTGATGCAGGTGATGTACTCAAAATTGGTAATGATTCGGTTGGCTATCAAGAAATCGTTGTAACCGGCGTAGTAGAAACAGAAATCAACAAAACATATGGAACAGGTAATACTGCGGTAACCGTGGTCGAAGGCTACGATTATGTTGTTAGCTTAGGCACGAAATTTACATTAGCAGAAACTGATCCTAATGCGTTGTCTTTAACAAAACGTTGGGCACACGCAGGATTGTTTGCCGGTGCTCCATCTGCAGGTCACGTACACATTGTTGTAATTGACGAAGATGGCGAAATTACAAGCGAAACAGATACTATTGTTGAAACATACGAAAACCTTTCAACGACTGCAGGCGCAGTAAGAGAAGACGGTTCAAACAAATATTACGAAACTGTTCTTGAAAACAGATCAGCCTGGATTAAAGTTGCTAATACATCAGTAATTGGTACCGCGGCTGGTATTATTGCTACATACGAAAGCTTATCTGGCGGCACTGATGCTCTCACAGAATCCAGTGCAACACTTGCTCAATTGGCATTCGGTTGGGATACGCTAAAGAATACAAACGAAATTGACATCAACTTTGTTCTACTCGGTAAAGGCGATGATGCAGGTAATCGTGCAAACTATGTCATCTCAAACGTTGCAGACTATCGTAAAGATTGCGTTGCATATATTTCACCATCTAAGGAAGCCGTTGTTGATGCAACAGCAACAAATACTAAGATGAATAACGCAATTACACACCGTAACAAAATTCAGAGCAGTTCATATGCATTTATGGATAGCGGTTACAAATATCGCTACGATAAGTATAATGACAAATATCGTTGGACTCCACTTAACGGTGATATGGCAGGCCTTGCTTCAAGAGTTGAAGTATGGGAATCTCCTGCTGGATTCCGTAAAGGTATTATCAAGAACGTTGTTAAACTTGCGTTTAATCCAAACAAAGCGCAAAGAGATGCTCTATACAGCGTAGATATTAACCCAGTAATGTCACAGGTTGGACAAGGAATCGTGCTATTTGGTGATAAAACCATGTATGGTATTACACAAAGCGCGTTTGATCGCTTGAACGTACGCAGACTGTTTATTGCAGTTGAAAAAGCAATCGCTACAGCGGCTCAAGGGTTCCTCTTTGAACTAAATGACGAATTTACTCAAACGCAATTCAGAAATATCGTTGATCCTTTCTTAAGAGATATTCAAGGTCGCCGCGGTATTATTGATTTCCGAGTAGTATCGGATGCAACAGTAAATACTCCTGCTGTAATTGACCAAAACAAATTCAGAGCAAATATCTTTATTCAACCTGCTCGCTCAATTAACGTTATTGAACTTACGTTTGTTGCGACAAGGACTGGAATTGAGTTTGACGAAATTGTTGGTTCACTTAGCTAATAAATAGATAAAAGAGGAGAACAAAAATGGCATTTAATATCAACCAGTTTAAATCCCAACTTGTTGGTGGCGGTGCCCGTCCTTCACTCTTCCAAGTTCAGATCACAAACCCTATTGACGGTGCTGCGGATGCAAAAATTCCGTTCATGGTCAGGGCAGCAGGGATCCCGGCGTCAAACGTGGGGAGCTACACGCTCCCTTACTTCGGCCGCCAGGTTAAATATGCCGGTGATAGAACATTCGAAGATTGGACGGTGACAGTTATCAACGATGAGGATTTTGCAGTCCGTAACGCAATGGAAGCATGGATGAATGCGATTAACTCGCATGACGGAAATACTCGTGCATTGCCGCAGGATTACAAATCTAACGCATTAGTTACACAATTTAGTAAAGATGGTGCGCCTTTACGTACTTATATCTTTGAAGGTATCTATCCTGTAACTCTTGACGGTATTACGTTGGATTGGTCAACCCAAGACACGATTGAAGAATTCGGAATTACATTCCAATATGATTTATGGAGAGTCGAAGGCAATACCGGTATCCCAACCACCTAATATATAATGAAGGAATGAAATTTTGAAGATCTTCGGTTTTGAAATTACGAGGGCAGAAGAAGAGAACACAAACCCACCTGTCTCTTTTGTTGAGCCGTCCAACGATGATGGCGCGATTACCGTTGGTAATGCCCTCGGTGGGTTTTACGGTACAATGCTTGACATGGAAGGCACCGCTAAGACGGAGTCTGAGCTTGTCACAAAATACCGTAGTATGGCTATGCACCCCGAAATTGCTCAGGCAATCGACGAAGTTGTAAACGAAGCAATTAACGTTGATACTGAGGATAAGGTTGTAGAAATTCAACTTGATGATACGGACTTACCAACAAAAGTTCAAGAAAAAATCCGAGATGAGTTTGATAATGTTTTGAGCTTGTTGGATTTCCGTAATACTGCTTATGATACTTTTTCAAAGTTTTATATTGATGGACGTTTGAATTATCACGTTATGATTGATAACGAAGATATCTCAAAAGGCATTCAAGAATTAAGATATGTTGATCCACGTAAGATTAAATTGATTCGTGAGATTGATAAAAAAGGAAAAGATGCACATTCGGGTATTCCTGTTAAAAAGGTAAAATCTGAATATTATATGTATTCCGAAAATGGTTTTACTGCGTCGGGTGGAATCGCCGGGCAAGGTACAGGTACTACAGGATATAGAATATCTAAAGACTCAATTGTCCGTATTACATCTGGGCAAATGAATGAAAACAATTCGCTAGTCTTATCTTATATACATCCTGCAATTAAACCTCTTAACCAATTACGTATGTTGGAAGACGCAACGGTTATCTATACTTTAACAAGAGCACCTGAGCGCCGTATTTTTTATATTGATGTTGGTAACTTGCCAAAATCAAAAGCTGAGCAATATCTACGCGATATGATGACTCGCCATAAAAACAAGTTGCAGTACAACGCAACAACTGGTGAAATATCCGATGCTCGCAAGATGATGACAATGACAGAAGATTTTTGGTTCCCACGTCGTGGTGGTGAGAGATCTACTGAAGTTGATACATTGGCAGGTGGAACATCACAAGCGTTGAGTACTGATGAGAATATGCAGTATTTCCAACGCAAGTTATACAAATCGCTCAAGGTACCTTTATCGAGACTTGAGCCTGAAACAATGTATTCATTTGGTCGAGTATCAGAAATTACTCGTGACGAAATGAAGTTCGCAAAATTTATTCGTCGGATGCGTGCACGCTTTAGCTGGCTGTTTACAAATATCCTTGAGAAGCAACTTGTTCTTAAAGGTATTATGACTCCTGAAGAGTTTGCACAAATCAGAAACGCAATTCGTTTTGATTTTGTAAAAGATAACTACTTTGAAGAATTAAAACAAGCTGAAATTATGCGTGAGCGTATGACCACTCTTCGTGACGTTGAAGAACATGTTGGCATTTACTATTCAAGAGAATGGGTAATCAGAAATATTCTTCAGATGTCAGAAGAAGATATGGAAGATATGAAAAAGCAAATTGAAGCTGAAAAAGAAATGTATCCTGATGAAGATGATGATATATAAACAAATTTATAAATACTGTTAGGATTAAATATTTAGGAGTCTTAAAATGGCAAAGTCATTTAAAAAGTTAATGTCGGAGGTTGCTCAGCCAAAATCTGCAGGAGAACGTGCATTTAAAGATCAGCACATAATTCAAAGATTTGATGCTCAGCCTTCTGGTCAAGATCATATTTTCAATGGAGAAACTCCTCCAAAGAAACGTTTAGCAGATTATATGCCAGGACAAGATGCAGCTGCATATGACAAAGCCTCAAAGATTCCTGACGATGGAGATGGATCTATCGTTGATACAACAAACGGCCCGGTTGCTGTTGAATCTGTTGAAGAAGACGACGAAGGCGAAGACCTCACCGAGGAACCTGGCGAAGAAAAACCTATGATGATGGGAAGCTTACGAGCAATGGCCCATAATCTACAAGGTATTGCTCGTTATATTGCTTCAACAAATGACCCAGAAGAATGGTTCCAAAACAAGTTAGCAGGCGTTGCCAGAGAAATGCAAACCTTATATGGTTATGCAACAGCAGAAACAATGGCAATGGGTGAAGATGTAGATCACAAGGTAGACGGCCGTCGTTTAAGCTTTAAAGAAAAAGCAAAGAAACTCGGTTACGTTAAAACAGAACCTGAAGTTGAAGAAGATGCGTTTGCTGCAAAGGCTGCTTATTCAAAAATGGCAGGCAAAGACAAAATGAAAATGGGAGACAAGGAATATCCTGTTACCATGACAAAGCTTAACGCAGCAAAAATCAAGTCTGCCTGCGAAGAAGTTGAAATTGAAGAAAAAGTAAACACTAAGGGAATTCAAAAAGCAGTCGATGATGGTAAGTCTATGGACGCTATTATGACTATGTTTGCTAACAAGCGCACAACTAATACAGACGAAATCCGCAAAGTCGTAAAAGACTACATGTGGAAGAAGCGTATGAA